GGCGTTCGTCACGACACTCCACGACATGCGCGAAGGCGTCAACGCGGTTGACGAAGCCTTCCAAAAGCAGTCGGACGGCTTCAACAGCCAGCTGCGGCTACTCGGCAACCAGGCGAGCCAGCTCGGCATCATTATCGGCAATCAGCTGCTACCCGTGCTGATTGACGTCCTGGGCGAGCTACGCCCCATCGTCCAGGCGATGTCCGAGTGGATGCAGGCCAATCCCGAGCTCACCCGCAACATCGTGCTGACAGTCGGCGCCCTGCTTGCCATGAATTTTGCCATGCGGCTGCTCCAGTTTGCGATCGCCGGCATCCGACTGCCGCTGATCCACCTTGCCGGCGCCTTCCTCAAATTCGACAAGGATGGCCGCAACGTCGCTACCGGATGGCGTTTGATGGCAGGGGCGGGCAATCTGCTCGGCGGCGCTCTCGGCCTGGTCAAGACGGCGGCGCTCGGTCTCGGCGGCCTTCTGGCCGGCATTACGGCGCCCGCATGGCTGGCGATAGCCGCTCTGGTGGCGGCGGGCTTCGCGCTCTGGAAGTATTGGGACGGCATCTCCTCCTTCCTGGCCGGCTTTGCCGAACCCTTCCAGGAGCTGTTCACACCGGTCATCGACGGCGCGATCGCTTTGGTCGATGGGCTCATCACCAAGATCGGCGAGCTGCTCGGTCTCGACGCCGAGGGCATTGCCGCCTTTAAGCAGGCGGTCGCCAGCGCCTTCGACTTTTCGGGCCTGATCGAGGGCGCGCGAAGTCTCCTGTCCGACTTCGGAGACTGGCTGTCGTCCTTCTTTTCGCGCGAGACACTCAGCGAGGAAGACAAGGCCGCCATGCGCGAGGCAGGGCGCGAGTGGGCCCAGAGCCTAATCGACGCCGCGACCGCGCTCCTGGCGACGGGCATCGAGATTGCGGACGACTTCATCGCCGCCACCGCCGATTTCTTCGCGATTGGCCAGGACATGGCCAGGCAGCTGCTCGATGGCATCACCTCATGGATTGATCAGTTCATCCAGCCGCTCCGCGACATGTTTTCCTTTTCGCTTGAGATCGACTGCCGGAGCCTCCTACCTGGTTGCGCTGGTTGATGGAACGCGGGGGAGCTGCGGCCGACAGCGTCGGCGGCTGGTGGCAGGGGGAAGCCGAACCCGCGCTCTCCGAGACCGCGCGACAGGCCTACACGCCTCGCTACCCGAGTATCTCGGGAACACATGAGATGGGGATAGATCTGAACACCGATCAGGCGAACCGCCAGCTGGAAGAAGGTGGCGCGCGTGCAGGTGATGAACTTGGCCGCCGCGCCAATGATGCGATGTCTCGAGACGTCGAAAGTCTGGGCGCCGCACTCGGCCGCGCAGCCGCCCAGGAGATTTCCCGTGCGCAGGTCAATGTGCGCGCGCCGCAGGGCGGCTCCGATGGCCTTGGCGCGGCCATCTCGAATGCCCGCACCGGGGCTCTCCATGGGGGGACCGAATGACGCCGCTTTTGTCTCTTGGAGATCACGTCTTCGAGATAGAACCGTTCAACTTCCAGCGACTGGTCACCGAAACGACCGTGAAGTGGCCGGCGATCGCACGGTTTGGTGGCCGGCCAGGTCGCCAGCATACCGGCTTTGGCGAGGACCCCATCACGATATCCGGTCTGCTTTATCCGGAGGAATTGGGAGGCGGGCCGGAATTCGAGGCGCTGCGCGAGACACAGCGCGCGGCCAGGCCGGTCATCATGATGGGCTGGGCGGCATCGACAGGGATGGCGGCCAGGATACTGGGCCGCGTGGTCATTTTGTCCGTGAAAGACACCAAGAACCGTTTCGGTCCGTCTGGCATGGCGCGTCGCATGTCCTTCGACATCGAGGTGGCGCCGATCGGCAATGAGAACGGCAAGCCGGTGGGGTTGTTCGGATGAGTGTGATCGTCATTCCCGCAGCCATTGCCATCGTCCGCACCGAGGACGTCTCCGTCGACCAGCTCTGTTTCGAGCATGCGCTGTCGGTGCTGAGAGATAAACGCCGAGCCGGACGGCTGCGAGGCTATGATGAGGTCACGCTGACGGCCAATCCTGGACTCGCCGCGCGGGGGTTGGCCTTACCGCTCGGGACGGAGGTGCGTCTTCCCGAGTTTCATGTAGAGCAGCAAGGGCTCCGCGTGGTGAGGCTCTGGGACGATGAATAGGCTATACCCTTTCATCGAGGTCTCGGTGAATGGCGGGCCGGTCAGTGGCGGCTTTTACCAGCGCCTTATATCGGCCACCATACACGACGCGCCGGGCCAAGAGGCCGATCGTGTCGAGCTGAAGTTCGATGATGCCAATAACGAGATTGCCGTTCCGCAGAAGGGAGCGGGCATCGAGGTCCGTTTCGGTTTTAGGGGCATTGGCGGCTTCAAAATGGGCTCCTTCATCGTCGAGAAATCCTCGATCAATGGGGGCGAAGAGGGCGAGTTCGTCACCATCTCCGGTCGCTCGGCCGACATGCGCTCGGATCTGAAGGAACCGCTCTCGGAGCATTTCGATGACAGGTCGATCGGAGACATCGTCTCGGAACTGGCCGGCCGGCATGGCCTCGGTTCCAAGGTAGACGGCAGCTTTGCCGGCATGACGTTGCCCTATGTCGCCCGCTACGAGCAATCGTCGGTTGACTTTCTCACCAGGCTTGCCGATCGGCATGGAGCGATCTTCGCCGTGAAGGACAAGAAATTCCTGTTCTTGCGACCGGGCACGTTGCCCGCGATCGTGATCGACAAGAACGAGTGCGAGAGCTGGAGCTTCGACGTCGAGCCGCGCCCGCTCTACGGCCGCACCCAGGCAGGCTGGTTCGACCGTGAGGCTGGCGAGCTGCGCTTCGAAGACCATTCTATGGGCCTTCAGGGACCCCTCATGCGGCTGCGCGGGATCCTGCCGACACAGGGCGAGGCGAAGGCGGCGGCGAAGTCGGAAGGCGACCGGCTGGGGCGCGGAACGGGGTCCGGATCGGTCACGCTGGCCGGACGTCCCGAGATCCTCGCCGATGCGCCCATCAACGTCACCGGCTTTCGCGCGGAGGCCAGTGGCCTCTGGCGCTGCAACGGCGTCGACCACGTCTTCGCCGAGACCTACAAGACAACAGTGTCACTGGAGGCGCCCGAAGACGGAAAGACGTGAGACGGGAGGCCGGGTCATTTCCCGGCAGCGGGCCAGGCACCAACCATGAAACCCGCCCGATAGCCACCAAGGATCGCCATCGCACCCGCTGCTCTTTCGAGCAGTACGAGTGTGTCTGATTCTCGGAACTCGCAGAATGCAAGAAATAACCGAATTGATGCCGGTGGAGCCGGTCCGTCCACCCGCCGGCTACATAGGCGGCAAGCGCCGCCTTGCCGGCCATATATGCCAGCGCATCGCGGCCATCCCACACCGTTCCTATGCGGAGCCCTTCGTGGGGATGGGCGGCGTGTTCTTCCGCCGCGACGTGGCCCCTCCGGCCGAGATTATCAATGACCGGAATGGCGAGGTAGCAAACCTGTTTCGCATCCTGCAGCGCCACTATCCGCAGTTCATGGATACGCTGCGCTTCCAGATCACAAGCCGGCGTGAGTTCGAACGTCTGAAGGTGAGCGATCCCGCCACACTGACCGATCTGGAGCGGGCCGGACGCTTTCTCTATCTCCAGAAGCTTGCCTTCGGAGGCAAGGTCGCCGGGCAGAACTTTGGGGTCGATCCGCGCTCGTCTGGCGGCTTCAATCTCACCCGTCTGGCCCCGCTGCTGGAGGCTGTTCACGAGCGGCTCTCGGGCGTCGTCATCGAAAACCTCGACTGGCCGGATTTCATCGAACGGTATGACAGGCCGGAGACGCTCTTCTACCTGGATCCTCCCTACTGGGGGTCGGAGGGCGACTACGGCCGTGCGATGTTCGAGCGGACAGCCTTCGAACGCATGGCCAAACGGCTGCGCGGGCTCAAGGGGCGGTTTCTCCTCTCCATCAATGATGTGCCGGAGATCAGGCACATGTTCGGCAGCTTCGAGGTGGAGGAGGTAAGCCTCGTTTATACAGTCTCGTCGGGCAAGCGCGTACCGGCGCGGGAGTTGATCATCTCTAGATGATGGAAGAAGCTGATCCCGTCGTTGGAGGACTTTGGTGATGGATCAGGCCACATTTCTAGAAATGCCCCAACCCCTGCGTTCCCACGCTCTGGTTGGATACTACCTCCAAGAGTTTGCTGAGCTGGAGGCAGCCATCATGAACACAATTGGCGAAACGGTCGGTTTGACGAAGGAACAAGTCACGGTACTTCGTCTTCACATTGCCTTTTCCCAAAAGGTAGATGTTCTTCGCTCGCTCGTCAGCGTGGGTGTCACCGATGCAGCGGTCAAAGGTCGCCTTTTGACAGCCCTCAAGGGTGTAGTTGACCGTCATGGTGCCGATCGGAACGTCATTGCCCACAACAGTTTCGTGGAGCAGGAGGGGGGAGACGGTGTCTCCTTTGCCGCTTTCAGAGCCAAGAGCCAGTTGGAGCCGCTTGACTACACCTGGCCTGTTTCGAAATTCCTGGAGGAGGTGCGAGCAATGACGCTGGTCCGAAATCAGTTGCTGTCTCTCGCCTCAGCAATCTCTTGGGACAGAATTAGATCAGAGATGGACCGCTTCGGAAGTCTCGGTGGTTTGGGAGGCTCCACTTTCCTTCCCCCGTTGCCCGAGGGCGAGAGCCCCTTTGATCAGTTATTGGGGATAAGGAAGAACGGAAACGCGGACTAGTCTTACTGAGTCAGAAAGTCGCGTTCCTCGGATTTGATCGACGACATAGGATCATGTGGTGTTGATCGATTTGGAGC